AATCCTAGAAATTTCTAGGATTTTTTTGTATAATTAATTTAAAAGATTGAGGGGTGATTTTATGGCATTATACTATGCAGTAGTTATAATATTAATTTTTTATCTTATTAGAAAAATGTATAGGAAAAGAAAAATTGAAAATTTAAAAAATTCAGTTACTCAAAACTTTAAGCAAAATTTTCAAAGCGAATTGGATAGATTGGGAGTAGATGATGAATTTAGAAAAAAACATAGTAAAAGTCTAAAAAAAATAGATTATGAATATAATGGAGTATCATTTTTAGAAGAAATGAGAAATAATTCTTTAAATTCATTTTTAGCAACAGTAGAAAGAATTAAAAAAAATATAGAGAAAGGGAAAATAGTACCAACGAATAAAGGTAGGTTACTCAATTTTATCAATACTACTATTCCACTTAAAAAAGAAGTTAAAGATATTGTGAATGAATTAAATAGAAATGATTTAATTTCATTAGATCAACTTGAAATAATAGTAGAGAATTTTAAAAAATATAATAGAATCTTTTGGGAAGGAGAAGTAAATGAATCTTATAAGTCTTCTTATAAAGATTATGAGCTTGGTTTAATAACTAAAGAGGAACTTGAAAAAAGGAGAAGATACTATTTTGGAGATAATAAAAACTAAAATTAGTAATTTAGTTAGAGTACAAAATAATACTTTTTATTATAAAAAGGGGTTAATATGCAAAAAAAATATAATAATTTCTATATTTTCTATAAAAGTCCAAAAACTTTTTTTATCACAATAAGTACATTCCTTATATTAGCAGCGTGGTCTTTTTGGGATAGAATATTTTTACATAACAAATGGAATCATAGTGACTGGGCAACTTTTTTAGCAGGTTTTTTAGGCTTTTGTGGAGCTTTTATAGCACTATATGGAATTAAATGGCAAGTTACTAGAGGAGAAAAACAGAAAGAAAAAGAAATTATTAAAGTTATTTTAAAATACATTGAATATACTTTAAAACTAAATTCTAATATTGTAAGAGGGAGTAATTTTATTAAAAATACATACAGAGAATTTTCATATACACTTAAATCTACTGCACATCAAGAAGAGGTATTTTTATTTTTTAATACATTAAGTGAATTAAAAACATCTGATATTCTTATTCTTGAGTTTGGTGAAGATATAAAAAAACTTGATAATTTTTTTAATGAGTATAATATTATAAAAAATAAGATTCAACAAAATATAGATAAGAGAACATTAACTATAGAGAATTTACAACATATTAAAGAACAATGTAATAATACTAAAAAAAATGATTTGTTAATCGATATAGAAAAAAAGGTAAAAGATATAGTCGAAATCTCTAAAATTATTTCTAATTATTCATTAATAGATAAAGTAACCTTGAGTGAAAGTAAATTATTACAAAATGAAAAAAAATATAAAAGTTTATTAAAAAAATATCAAAAAAGTTATGCTACAATAGAAAATGAAGAAGAAAAAAAACTTATTATATATTCAAGAATTATGGTAAGTGATTATCTCATCCCACTTCGTAGAAAGTGTATTGAACTATTAATGTCAGATTATCAATCATTAAAAGATAATAAGTTTCTTGATCAAACTATCAAAGATTTATTTACTTTTATTAAAATGGATCAAAAAATAATAAATTTTAGAGTATACAAGATGAAAAATGAAATTGAGAATATTTTAAAAAAAATAGAAATAGAATTAAAAAAATATGAGTAATTATAAAAAAGATTTAGATTAATAGTATTTTATAAGCTAATTATTTACTATGAATGAAGTAATAAAATTGGAGGAGAGAAAATGTCAAAAAAATATATAAGTGTAGCTCAAGCATCAAATAGACTTAATGTTTCTATTGGTACAATATATAATTATTGTAGAAGTGGGACATTAGGGTATAGATGTATAAAAAACTTAAAAAGATATACATGGCAGATTGATTTAGAAAGTTTAGAGTTATTAGAAAAAGAAAGCTCGTATAAAAGTTCTCTCCAAATAAAAAAAGATTTACAATATACTCTATTTTAAAAGAGTTTAAATACTCTTTTTTTTATGTTCAAAATAATGGTAACTTTAGTAGATTTTTATTAAAAAATACCACTAGCTAAAATTGAATTAAATATAGATAAATTCATATTTTTAATAGTAATAAAAAATCTAAAAAAAATTCTGAAAAAGTTTATATTTTTTGAAAAAAGACTTGCAAAAATCAAAAACTTATGTTATAATAAATACATAAGGAGGTGAAAAGATGAATAAAAAGAAGAAAATTGAGGAGAAAGGAGGAATAGAAAAAAAAGAGCTACTACAAATGATAATCTTAATACTCGAACTGCTGGTCGTAGTAATTGAGCTAATAAAGATAATCATAGAGTAATAGCTAAGCAGTTGAGGGATAACAACCCTCCCTGCTTAAACATTATATCAATTTTTATTCATTAAATCAATGAAAAATATATCAATTTTAACATTATCAATAATAGTATCGATACTTATATTAGTAAATTTTTACTTTAGAAACTTACTATTAGCTGTAATTATATTGATATTATGTATTTATAATTTAATTAGATGGATCAAGTTAAAAAATAAAAGGAGTTAATTATGGCATCAGGTGGTGTAAGACAGGGAGCAGGAAGAAAAAAGCTAGATGATGATAAAAAGAAAATAAACAAGACTTTCAGAATAGATCCTCAACTTTTTAAAGAAATAGAAACTAAATATCCAAATGAAAAACTCACTAGCATAATAGAAAAGGCACTAATTGAATACTTAAAGAAAAATTAAAATTATTAAAAGGCACATCAAAAAATGGTGTGCTTTTTTTATTTATTGCAATTTTTATAAATTTTGCAAATATTATAACATTTACTTCTGAAAGAAGTTATAACAATGTAGAGAATAATTATGGGGGTGTCTTTATGAAGTTAGAGCTCATACAAGCTAAAAGAATGTATGCAGATAATAAAAGTATAGATGAAATAGCTAGTGCTTTAAATAAGAGTAAAGGCACTGTTTACAGATGGATAAAAGAACATAAAGAAGAATTTGAAGAGGCTAGAAAACTAAAAGAATTATCTGTTGATGATATGGGAGAAATTTTAGATGAAGCACATAAAAAAATGCTTTTAAAGATTATTGAAAATCCTGAAACATTAGTTGATCCAAAAGTTGCTGATTCTTTAATAAAAATTGCCAATGTTTTGGAAAAAATGGATAAAAGAAGAGAACAAGAGAAAAAGGCTAATAAAAAAGAAGAAGATGGAGGAGTTGTATTTATAGATGACATCAAAGATGAAAAAGATAAGTGACATATTCCTACCACAATTCTATAAGTTGTACAGAGCTTGGCAACAAGGGAACTATACAAGATATGTCTGTAAAGGGGGAAGAGGGTCTGCTAAGTCAACACATATTGCTGAAATTTTAGTTCTTTCAATAATGAGAGATCCAGTTAATGCAGTGGTACTTAGAAAGGTAGGAGAAACTTTAAAAAATAGTGTATATGACCAAATCAAGTGGGCTATTAATGAACTAGGAGTTGAAGAATATTTTACTTTTAAAGTGTCACCTATGGAAATAATTTATACTCCAAGAGGCAATAAATTTATGTTTTTTGGAGTAGATAAACCTGAGAAAAGAAAGTCATTTAAAACAGCTGATTTCCCAACTGCATATTTTTGGGTCGAAGAAGCTGCTGAATTTACAACAGAGGATGAAATAGATATAGTAATAAAATCAATTTTAAGAGGTGTATTACCAGCTGGACTGAAGTACAAAGGATTCTTGTCGTATAACCCACCTGAGAGAAAACATCATTGGATAAATAAAAAATATGACATTGTAGATAATAATACAAGTGCTTATGTACATCATTCTTATTATTATAATAATCCTTATTTATCTGAGGAATTTTTAATAGAAGCTGAAGAAATGAAGAAAAATGATCCAGTTAGATATAGAAATGTTTATTTAGGAGAAGTTATAGGAAGTGGAATAGTACCATTTCCAAAGTTAAAAATTGAAAAAATAACTGATTCTTTCATTAAAACATTAGATACATTTAGAAATGGTATTGACTGGGGATATGCAACAGATCCTGTCGCTTTTGTTAGATGGGGTTATGATAGGACAAGGCAAAGAATTTATGCAATAAGTGAATATTATGGAGTTCAAATATCAAATAAGAAACTAGCAACAGCTATTAAAAAAATGATTCCAAGAAATGAAATAGTAACTTGTGATAGTGCTGAGCCAAAGTCAGTTGCTGAATTAAGAAGTTATGGTATAAGAGCCTACAGTGCTAAGAAGGGAAAAGGTAGTGTAGAAAGTGGTGAGAAGTGGTTAGCTGAAAATGAAATATATATAGATCCAGCTAGGACACCAAACATTGCAAGAGAATTTCAAGTAGCCGATTATGATATTGATAGATATGGAGAAACAATACCAAGACTTGTTGATAAAGATAATCATACTATAGATGCTACTCGTTATGCTTTTGAAAGTGATTTGAAAAAGAGAAGAAATTCACAAGATAAAAAATTGATACGACCAAGAGGAATTTAATATAAAAAATATCGTTCAATAGGCTTTCAAAAAACATTTTTAATAAATTTAGGTATAAATTATTGAATGAAAGTTGAAAGGCTTTAAAATGGATTTTAAAGGGGTAAAAATGGAACAAATGTATGAAGGCTATAAAAAGCTAAAAAGCAGTGAAATATATAAGAACTTTGAAAGAAATAAAAAGCTGTTTGATGGTAAGTCTTCAGAAGTTTTTTATAACTCAGTTCTTAGCAGAGTAAAACTTGAATATATGGGAGTAATTGATAGCAATAACAAATATTATGAGTTTGTAAGAGAAGGAAATACTATTGTAAGAAGAGAAAAGTCATTTAAAGATCTTATTGTTGGTAATAATATACTAGGCTCAATTACTAAGTTATATGCTGAACTTGCTTCTAATAGTGAACCAACTATAAATTTAGAAGAAGAGAAAAAGAATATATTAGAAAAAATTGATTTACAAGATAAGACATCAGAAGCAGTAGCAATTCAAAGCTATGGAGGAAAACTTTTATTAAAAGGCTTTATAGTTGATAATAGTCTATATTTAGATATAATTGCACCTCATCAATATTTTGTAGTTCCTAGTATTTTAAGTGAGGAAATTATAGAAAAATATGTAATTTTTAATGAAGAGAAAAGAACTTTAAAAGCTGAAATATACAGTGAAGGTTGTACAGAATACAGAATGTATAAAATAGAAGGGCAAAAATTTGAAGAGGTAGATTATGGAAATGACTTATCTCAATATGGGGCAACAAAAGATGGTAAAGGTTGGAAAAAAGTATATAAAGGATGGCAAGTTGTAGAAGTACATAATCTTTTTAAAAGAAGTGATTATGTTGAAGACTTAGTTATTTTAAATAGAGAACTTGTGGTTGGAGATACTTTAACAAGCCAAGCATTCGATAAAGTTGCAAATCCATTGCTTCAAGTTCCAGAGGGAGCTTTGGAATATGATGAAGAGGGAAATTTAACTGTAAAAATAAATGACAGGGTCATAATAGTAGATCCTGAGGACAAGGATCTCAAACAAGTTGAATTAAAAACCAAAACCGAGGAATGGAAGACACATAGAACTGGAATTGTTGAGCAAATATATATTGCAACAGGAACAAATGAACAGGCATTTGGACTTAATAAAAATGGAATACCTGCATCAGGAGAAGCAAAAAGAAGAGATTTAGAAAGAATTATATCAACTGTTATAACTAAAAGGGATAGAGTATTTGCAGGTTTTGAAAAAATAATTAAATGGGGATATTCAACAATTTATAATGGTGAATTAGATATCACAATAAGTGGTAAGGACATTTTAAGTCTTGGAGTTGGGGAAAAAATAATAATAGCAGCTCAAGGAATAACATCAGGAATTTTAAGTGTAGAAAGTGCAATTAAATACGTCAATATTGGTAATGTTGATATTGATGAAGAAATTGAAAGATTAAAAAGTGACTTAGCATATAAGACTAAGCTAATAGAAGCATTACAGACTTTATCTCAACTGGATACAGAAGAAAGAGTTGCAGGTCTTATAAAAAAACAAGCTGATGAATTGATGGAGGAGTTAGGTTTAAATGAATAAGAAAAAAAGCCTTTTTCCACATAGTGCTGAAAATACTTTACGAAGAGTGTTCAATCTAAATTCAAAGATAATTTTAAAAAAAATGAAAAAATCAACAATGGAAGATTTTTCAGATGTTGATTTTGATAATAAAGAAAAAAAGAAAATTATTGAAGATTTAAAGAATGTTGCTATTGCTACAAACAAAGAGGTTTTTAAGAGTTGGAGAACTTTAACTGATGAAGAATTAAAACAAACTGATTTAAAAGGGGCAAAATATTGGATTAGGGAGAACTATCTAAGGGTACAGAATATAAAAGAAACTTTTAAGGATCAGTTAGGTAAAACAAGAGAAAAAGAAATACAAAATTTGTTAAAAACTTTTGATAGTACCATTAATTTTAGGTTTGAAAAATTAAAAAATGGGAGCATTTCAAATACTGATATTAATAAACTTATAAGTCAATTAAATGCTAATTATGCACCAAACAAAGAAATGAAAGCATTAATTGATCAGTTACAAAGTAAAAAAAGTTTAGGAGCTAATGATATTGATAAACTTCAAAAATGGGCTAATAGAAGAAATGAACTTTGGGCAAGAAATGAGGCAGGAAACTTGTATGCTAATCAACTTCAAGATTTATGGCTTGAAAATGGTATAGAAAAATATATCTGGAGAACTATGGAAGATAACTATGTAAGAATGGAACATGTTGAAAAAGATGGAAAAATTTTTGGAGTAGATGAGGATATTTTACCAGGGCAAGAGTTTGGATGTAGATGTTGGGCAGAACCAGTAAAACAAGGAGGAAATAAAGAATGATAGAAAATGAACAAGAAGTAATTGACTATTTAAAAAAAGAAGAAAATAAGGACTTTTTAAGTAAGAATGGTTTTAGTAAAGTTGAAACTAAGGTTGAAACAAAAGAAGTAAAAACTCCACTTACTGAAGATGAAGTAAAAGCATTTGTAGAAGGAAACAAAGAATTAAAATCTAAATTATCTGAGGAAATGGTGAAAGGCTATTTAAAAGAAAAGTTAGGTATAGATGTTAATGACGACACTTTAAAACAAGGTTTAGTTTTAGGTGGAACAGTAGAAAATATCAAAAAATTAGCAGTAGGGAAAATCTTATCTGGAGTTAAGTATGGAGATTTATTAATGTCAAAAATAGACTTTTCAAAAATTAACTTTAAAGATGATAAAATTGAAGGTTTAGATGAACAACTTACAAAACTTCAAGAAACATATAAAGATTTATTTAATCCAGGAACAGCGGGAGGACAAACAACTCCACCAGGATTACCAAAGACAGCTCCTACAACAGAGCTTGAAAAAATAAATCAAGAAATTGAAGAATTAAGTAAGAAACCTTCACAACAAAACAGAGCAAAAATAATGGTTTTAATAAGTAAAAAAGAAGAATTAGAAAAAAATAGGAGGAACTAACAATGCCAGATATTATAACAATTGAAAGAATCGTAGGGAAAAAGGAAGATTTAACACCAGCTTTAGCTTATACAAATGCTAATAAAGCACCTTTGTATATTAATTTGGTGAACTTAAGAAACATTAATCCAACAACACAAGCGAAAACTTCTTGGGTTGACTACTCATCAGAAGGGACACAAACAGCTATAAAAACAAAAGTAACAGCAGCTGCAGCAACATCATTTATTGTTGAAGATGCCTCAATATTTACTGCTGGATGCTTAGCAGCAATAGGAGATGAAGTTGTACAAGTTACATCAATATCAGGGGATACTTTAACAGTAACAAGAGCACAGCTTGGAACAACAGCAGGAGCAACTTATGAAATTGGTGAGGAAGTATTCTTTATAAATGATAATTTAGTAGAAGGTGCAGATTTACAAGGTGCTAATTATAAAGCAGGTGTAAACTATGACAATAATACACAAATTATAAGAGAAGAAATTTCTTTATCAGGAACTGCAACAGCAATAACTCTACCTTCAGGTGGTGGAACAGATGCTTATACATTTGAACAAATAAGAAAAATGGATAAGGTAGTTGGAAAAATAGAAAAAGCAATAATTTCAGGAAAGAAATTTGAAAATGGTCAAAAAAGAGGAATGGACGGAGTTAGAAGTTTCTTAGCAAAAGGACAAGTAGTTGATGCTTCAAACAATGAAATTTCATTAGAAATCATAGGGAATGCCTTAAAGAAAATTTTTAATGCTGGAGGAGATCTATCAGGTGGAAACTATGCTTTATATGTTCCAGGAGTGCAAAAGATGAAAATTTCAAAATTACTAAAAGATTATATTAATTCAAATCCTGAAAATACTACATTAGGGGCTGTTGCAACTCATGTGGCTACTGACTTTGGAACATTACCAATAATAATTTCAAACAACCTTCGTTCAACTGAAATCTTAATTTTAAATCATGATGATATAACATTAAGACCATTACAAGGTAGAGATTTATTTCATGAGTATATGGGGAAAAGAGGAGATTCTACACAAGGTTTAATACTTTCTGAATTAACTATTGAAGTTAGAAATATCCACACAATGGGAATGATAATTGGTTTAAAAAAATAATAAAAGGACAATGTCCCTGACAATGTGGTCAGGGATATTCCCAAAATGGAGGAACAATGAAATTAAAACATAAAACATTTGATAAAGTGTCAGTATATTGCAATGGAGAAATGTATAACTTTGTTAATGGCGAAATTGAAGTAGATGAAACAATAGCAAAAGAACTATTAAAAAATACAGCTATTGAAGAAATAAAAGAAACAAAAGTAGAAGAAGTTACAAATGTTGAAGAAAAAAATCAAGAAAATATTGAAGAACATGATGAAAAGAAAAAAGGAAGTAAAAAATGATAGGCTATGTTGAACTTGAAGAAGCTAAAAAGTTTTTAGAAGAAAGATATTCAAATGTAAATGAAGAAAAACTAAAAAGAGCTTTGTATCAAGCATTTGACAAAATTGAAAATATTGGAGCTAGGGAAGGATATAAGACAGAAAAGAATTTTCCAAGAAAAAAGGATAAGCCAAGAGTTTTAGAGCTTATAAAAAGGGCACAAATATTAGAAGCCTATGCAATTATGTCAGGTGGGAATGAGGATATAAAAAGGCTTGGGAAAGGGATAACAAGTAAGTCTATAAGTGATATGTCTGTGAGTTATGATAGAAGTCAAAAAATTGGAGATATAACATTTGCTTCTGTAGAGGCTGCAAGGATAATGAAAAGATTTTCAAGGAGAAGTTTTTAATGCAAGATATAGATAATGGTTATAAGAAAATTAAAGAAGAGTTAGAAAAATTAGATAAATTAAAACTAATTATCTATATTGATGATAAAGCAACATATCCTGGTGGAATTAAGGTAGATTTTATAGCAATGCTTATGGAGTATGGAAGTGATGACTTTGATGTACCTTTTCCAGCTCGTCCATTCTTTCGTTCAACTTTTGATGCTCACTATGATGATATTTCAAATCTTATGGAAAGATGTATAGATAAGATTGTAGATGGGAAGATGACAGCACATAAAGCTTTTGAGACTGTTGGAAAAGATGTAGTAAAAAAAGTTAGAGAAATGATATTAAATGGGACTTATGCAGCACTTGCTGAGAGTACAGTGAAAGCTAAGGGAAGTGACAAACCTCTTTATGATACTGGAGCTCTTGTAAGAAGTGTTAAGTATAAGATTGAATAGGAGCAATTATGGAATTTACCTTAGATGAATTTGCTGGTGAAGAATTGAGAGATTATGAAATAACTAGAAAAATAACTGGTAATATTGATAATCCAAAAACAACAGATCATAAATTTAATGCTGCAATGCTTATATGTAAAAAGACTTTAAGAGGCTATAATCCAAACTTACAAGATGGTGGAAGAATTATAGGTGCTTTAAGTGGAAAAACATTAAAAGTTGTTGGATTAAAATTAGATGATGTTATTGAAGTTGAAGGATATAAATATAAAGTAATTGAAATATTACCAAGAATTTATACAGATTTTGTGGAATTTTCATTGGAGTTGATGAGGAATGGACAATAGAGAACTTGAAGTATTCTTATTGAAAGAAATGAAAAAGATAAATGATAAGTTCCAAATAAAGCCAAGTGTTGATTTTAAATATGATAGAAATTTAACTTTACCTCGTATAGTTTCAAGAACTCTTAGTAACAAAACTATCAATAAATTTGAAGACAGAGAAGAGGGAAAAAAAGGAGTTTTTAAGCAATATGAAGTTCATCAACATGTTATAAGTTTTTCTTTTACTTTATCTGAAAATGAAAGTTTTGAAGATGTAAGAAAAATAAAAGAAAAATTTGAACATAAAATAGGCTTTGATTGGCTTATAGCAAGAAGCGGAAAAAGTATAGTTATAGAGGAAGTTACAGCAACAGTAGATTTGTCAGAATTAACTAAGGATAGTTACACAGAAAGATATAGCTTTGATATGTATATTAATACTCTTGAAGAAAATATCGCTGGAATAGAGTATATTGAAAAAGTTGAAATAGACATAAAAGCAAAATAAGGAGGAAAGAATGTCAATAATAGTAGGAACTGAAAAGAAAATAGTCTTTTTAAATGTTCATAAACCTGCACCAGTTGCTCAGGCAACAGTCAATGTTATAGGAGTATTTTCAGTAAAAAAAACAATTGTTGAACAAAAAATAAATAAAATTGAGGATGTTACTGGATTAACTTCTGATGATGATGTATATAAAATACTTCAAGCAGTTTTTAATGCAGGAGCACAAGAAGTATTAGTTTATGGTAAAGAAGTTCAAGGTAGTAAGTATAAAGAGTTTTTTGATGAAGTAAAAAATGACTGGTTTGGAACAGTTGTAGATACAACAGATATTGCAGAAATTGCTAAAATTTCAAAAGAAATTGGTGCAAGAAGAAAAATGCTATTTGCAGAAGTTTCAAAAGATGAAAATATAATGAATGTTGATAATAAAGTGAAATCGATTGGAGAAGACACAACAGCTTTATTTTTTAGCAAAAATGATGAAACAGTTGCAGGTGCTGTTGCAGGCTATGCTATCTCAAAGTTTCCAGGTTCAACTTTAATAGCAAATAAATTAATAAATGGAACAATAGATAGTGGTATGTTTGGAGCAGAGCAAAGCAAATTAGATACTTTAAACTGTAATTATATTGCTTCAATGAAAGGTCAATTAGGACTTGCAAATGGAGTAACTATTAATGGTAATAGCATTGACTTCGAGCACTGTGCAAAGGCTCTTCAATTTAGATTAGAAGAAGATATAACTTTATGGCTTAAAGCTACACCAAAACCAACATTTTATGATATGGGACCATTAAAAGATACGATTTTAAAAAGGACTGGAAAATTTGAAACTATGGGGGCATTAGCAGAAGGTAAAACTACTATTAGTTTTATTCCTATTGAAGATATTCCACAAAATGACATTTTAAAAGGTATCTTAACAGGTGTAAAAATCAATTGTTACTATACTTATGGAATTAAAGAATCTAGGATAAATCTTTATTTTGCAGTATAGAAAGGAGGTAAAAAATGCCAAAAAATCATTATAACTATAATCCAAATAAAGTAGATTTAATTATAGATGGGATTAGAATGTATGACTTTGGAGAAGATGTAAAATTTACAGTTGCTTATGAGGAAGATTTTAGAGAGGTTATAACTGGAGTAGATGGAGATTCAACTACAGTAGAGCATAATAATAGAAATGCTTTAATCACTTTAAAGGTCTTAGCTGCAAGTCCATTGAATGTTACTCTTAAGAGACTTGCTTCAAGTGCAAAAGAATTTGGAGTTTTAGTTGTGGATGGAAATTTCAATGGAGACATTGGATCAAATGCTTCAAAGGCACATTTTGTAAAAATAGCTGATTTTAATGCTGAAAAAGCACCAAAGGCAAGGGAATGGCAAATAAGAGTTATTGATTTAAAAGAAACAAATGACTTATTGAAATAGGAGTGAATGATGAAAAAAGAAGAATTAATGGTAAATAATAAAAAAATAATTTTAATGGAGCAACCTTCACAATATATTCTTGAGCTTGAAAAAAGATTTTCAGATAATGATTTAGTAGGGTATTGTGAAGAAATTTTGAAATATCCAGCAGATACTAATCCAAAACTTGAAGAATTATTGAACATTCCTGATATAGTAAAATATGGGGATTTGGAACTATCTTTAAAAAAAGAAAATGGTAAAAAAGATCTATATCTAGCACAAGAAATATTAACATCTGTTGGACAAAATAAACATAATCCTGCCTATGTTGCAGAGTTCTTTTTAAAAAGATTAAAAAAAGATGTTAATGATTACAAATACCATGAGCTTGTAAAAATGGGAGAAGAAGTTTTTAAGCAAGTAGGTGAATTACTTTATTTAGTACAAATCAGGGAAACATTTCGTAGAATGTAATGATATTAAATATAATGCTGAAAGCATAGAATATATGATCACTTGTATAAGTGGATATACTAAAAATTTTAAAGATACTGAAAATTATACTGTTAGAGAATTACAAAGGTATTTTGATAGACTTATAAGGTATGTGGAGGAAATAAAAGATGGCAATTAGAACTTTAAGTATAAACATAATGAGCTACTTAAAAGGACAAGGATTTCAAGCTGTAAATAATCAAATAAATGGCTTAAAGTCTAGTTTGTCATCTTTAAAATCTGTAGCAAGTAATGGTTTGTTTCAAATGGCTGCAGGATATTTTGCAATATCAAGTTTAGTAGAACAATATAACAAAGCTGTTGAAGCTAGTAATTTACAATTAGAAAATGAAACAAAATTATATGCAACTTTAAGAGCACAAAATTTTAGAGATGAACAAATTCAAGGGCTAAAAGATTATGCTTCTGAACTTCAAGGAGTAGGAGTAGTTGGAGATGAGGTATCATTAGCTGGAATAAGACAATTAGCAACATTTAAATTGAATGAAGAAAGTATAAGAGAGTTATTACCACAAGTTCAAAATTTAATGGTTGCTGAAAAAGGTTTAAAAGCAACTTCAATGGATGCCGAAAAATGGAGTAAATCTTTAGGGATAGCAGTTACAAGTGGTCAAGTTAGAGCATTAAAACAAGCTGGGATTGTACTAGATGAACATACTCAAAAAATCTTTGAGAATGCTACTCAGCAAGAAAGAATAGCCATATTAGCAAAAGAGATAAAAGAAAGAGTAGGAGAACAAAATGCTGAATTTTTAAAAACACCTGAGGGAAAAATTGCATCAGCTCAAAATAGAATAGGAGATGTTTACGAGTATATTGGAGGACTTGTAAGAGATACAAGAGCAGATTTTTGGAGTATGATTGCTGATAATGCTGAGTGGATTCAAGATTTTTTAGGTGGGCTTATAAAAGCAGGAGCAGGGGCATTTAATACTATTACTAGAACAATAGGGGGAATATTTAATGTTCTTAAAGCATTGCCACCAGAAGCAAGAAATACTATTAAATTAATAACTGGATTTTTGTTATTAAAACAATTTCCAATTATTAGCGGTTTCTTGATAATTGAGGATATATTTGCAGCATTTCTTGGGAAAGAAAGTTTTACAGAAGATGCTATAAATGCAATTCTTAAATTTACTGGAACTGATTATAGATTTGAAGATTTAAGAAAAGGTATTGCTGACTTCTGGGATCTACTAATAAATAAGTCTGATTCAGGAATAGAAAAAATTAGCTTAACAACTAAAATTTTATCTGATTTACTAGATATTTTACAAGGTGGGGCTGGATTACTTCAAATGATATGGGGAGCTACAGGTGGTTTTATTATTGATACTGGGCGTATATTAGTTGGAGACTTTGAAAATGTTGGGAAATCAAGCTTTGGAAATATAAAAGGCGGTTGGAATAAACTATATGGTGCAGGACAACATATGAATGAAACAGACGATATGTACCAAAAATATGTCCTTGATGAAGCAATGAAACAACAACAGAAAGAGTTTGAAACAATGAAATATG